TCCTGGATCACCGGCAGCCCCGCGCTCACGACCGCACCGGCTTTCGCTCGAACGGGTCGGGCATCTCGATCGCCGCGCGCAGCTCCTTCGCGCCAGGGAACGCCTCGGGTCGCGGAATGTTGCGGAGTACGGCGCGTGCGGCGACCTCCAGCGCGAACTCGCGAGCGTTGGCCGGGTCGAGACTCGGGTCCGGGCTCGCCCCCACCGTCGCCTCCTGCACGGGTGCGGGTGGAGGGCCGACGCGCGCGAGAACGGCGTCGAGGTCCGTCTCCGACATCCCGCCAGGAACCTGCACGAGCGGGCTCTGCGTGCGGAACCGCGCGGCGTTCACCACGTCGCGGACCCATTCGCGCATCTCGCCGACAGACCATGGAGGCGGGCCGGCCGACTCCATCGCCTGTGCAAGCTCTGTCGCGTCTAGTCGCCGCTCGTCCTCTACGCGTGCCGCGCCCATCTGCGCGCAGCGCTCGCCCCACGCGCGCCAGTCATGCACCGCTTCTGCGAGTGCGTCGAGCCACTCTGGCAACAGGCCCGCCCCGTGCTGCGCGCGCCAAGACGCCGCCGCCTCCCTCAGCGCATCCACGCGCGCCGTCCGCAACGCCGCCTCTGCGGCCTCTGCTCGTTGGGTGGCGGTGGTGAGGGCGGTGCGGGCGTCGTCGAGGAGGGCGAGCAGAGCGCATGCGTCGCAGTCGTCGACGGACGGCGCCTCGGCATGTCGCTCGCGTATCTCCTTCTCTCGCTCCGGCGTGGGCTTGCTCATCGCGTCTCCTCCGACGGGTCGATGCCCAACAGGTCACGCGCCGCCTTCTCGATCGCAAGATTCCTGGAGGTCATGCTCGCCAAGCCTTCCCGTGTACGATTTTGTCGATAGTTGCTGGGGCTACGCCGAGTGACCTTGCTATCGCTCTAGCGCTCTCTCCGGACGCATGGCGCGCGCGTGCCGAACGCACCATGTCCCAGCTAAGCCGCGCCCTTCCGTTGCGCGCGCCGGTCGCTCTATTGGCCACCGAATGGCGACCCTTTCGCATCATGTCGGCCACGTTGTCGGCGTCCGTCCCGAGGAACAGGTGGGCCGGGTTGCAGCACGGCGGGTTGTCGCAGCGGTGCAGGACGCACATGCCGTCTGGGACGGGCCGCCCGTTGGCAAGCTCCCACGCGAGTCTGTGGGCGAGAACACGGCGTCCACCAAACTCAGCGCCGCCTGATGCGATTGTGCCGTGCCCGAAGGAGTGTCTTTGACCCTGCCACTCCCAGCATGCGTCATCGGCCCCAGCCCGGACGTTGCGATGGAACCGAGTCAGAAGTGACAACTTCAACTCCTCATCGCTCCACTTCCTAGATCTAGCCTCTGCCCTGGTCATGCCTCCTCCGCTTCTGCTTCTTCGCTCACGAGGTACGCGCTCGGGTCCGAGACGACCTCGGTCTTAGCCTTCTCTTCGGCCTCGTCCTTCGTCTCGGTGAACACGCGCACGACGAACGTGTGCACAACCTCCACGTCCCAAGCTCGCTTCTTCGTCGCCATATCCCAACCTCCCGCGTCTCCGCGTAGTCATTGATTCACACTTCGCCGCGCGACTTGCGCCAGTGGCTCTCAGCCTCGTTGATGAGTGCCCGCTCCGCCGCGTTCAGCTTGCCCCATGCCTCACGACAGGCGTTGTCAGCAGCGAGCTTGGCTTTGGTGTCTTGTGCCGCCTCCATCTGAGCCAGCAGGGCCTTTGCCTTCGGGCCAATGGGCTCAGGGGCGGCGTCTGCCACGTGCGCCTGCTCCTTGTCATAGAGGGCGAGCCCCAGTGGGTCGCCTAGCGTCTTGCAGCAGCGCTTGAGCGCGTCGGTCGCGGCCTCCTTGGCCGCCTTCTCGATCGCCGCGCTAGGTCGCTTGCTGTTGCCCTGGCCGGCGCCCACGTCCTCGATCACACAGTCGCCAACCGTCAGCACGCAGCGCCCCAGGTACGTGCACACGAAGTTGCCTTTCTCGTTTGTGCCGTCCCATTCCTTCGCGACAGTGACTCGGTACGACCATCCGCCGTGCCCGAAGATGCGATTCATCTCTCGGATCACGTAGTGGCCGTGTAGGTACGACAGTTCGGCCGGCCCGTCACCGTCACTGTTCTTGCGCGTGGCTACGGCGTTTGGGCTCAGCGCCTTGCTCAACTCGGCTTGCTGCTCCTTGGTGATGGCCATCACCGCACCCTGTCGTGAGGAGGGCTCATGTCCGTGTCTGCTCGTGCGGGCTCTTGGGCTCGCATCGCGTCGGCCTCGTTCGCGAGGAACACGGCCACCCTGTCGTACGCCTGCGCCTGCTCTTCCGCCTCTGCTCCAGACAAGGCGTGTACCGTGCGCAGGGTGTCCGCCTGACGCTGGGCTCCCTGGGCCATGTTCACCAGGGCAAGGCGGTATCGGGCGTCCGGAGTCACGACACGGCCCACAGAGCGGTTCGGCGAGTGGACGGCCGGCGTGCCTTGCTCGGACCGTCGTGCGCGTAGGTCATCCGTGTGGCCGATGCCACCGCTCGGATGCGGGTCCCATCCGGCGCGATGTCCACGATGCGCAGGCGCTTGCCGCCCTTCATCCCGTGCATCTTCTGCCAGGCCCGTCGCGTCTTCTTGAAGTGCTCGATCTTGTCCATGCTCTCCGTCCTTCCTTCGTTGTCTACCTGAGCCACTCCGGCCCTGAATCGATCGCCCACGATGCCACCCAGAACCCACCTCCGCCGAAGTGACGAGCCTGGTAGGCATCCGCTACGAACCGAGGCTCCTCCGGGTCTGGGAACTCCTCGCCCCTCATCTGTGCCAGGGCTTCCGCGTTGTCCGCGTGGACGATAGCAGCGAGGGACGGGGCTACCCCGTGGGCGGCTTGTTCCTTCTGGGCCCAAAGTCGCTCGTAGTAGGCGTCATCGGGGTACAGGTCTCGGTCAGAAAGCATCGTGCATCCCCAAGTTCTCGATGGCGTCCAGCAGGCTATCGCCACGACCCACGAGCGTCACGCCTTCCCGCTCCACGCTCACGGTGCAGACGCGGCCACGCGCCCAGGCTCGGACCGGCCACCCCTCCACCTCGGCACGGCGCAGGGTCCGCAGCCCCTCCACGATGGCGCCCTCTGGGCCGTCTGACTTGCCGTTGAGAGAGTCTAGGACCTGAGCCCAATACGCCTGCGCGCGGTCCATGGCTCAGCCCTCCTCGTCGTTGTCGGGTCCGTACACGCTCTCTAGAGCGGAGGCGTGATCGCCGTCCATGTCGTCGCTGGCGTCATCCTCGTCCTCCGACCGTTCCGAGGCGTGCTCCCAGCCCAGCGCGTACTGCTTGTGCAGGGCCTTCTCCACCGCCAGAGCGATACGGTCTAGGCAGTAGACTTGGTCAGCCTCGGTAGGCGGGATGTACGTGCGCAGCGGGTTACGCTCCCTGGCTTCCACGAGGTCCCGCAGGATGTCCACCGCTGCCGCTGCCTCGGGAGTTTCACCGAGGAGAGCGTGGACGGAGGAGAGCGACTTCTCGACTGACTTGGATGCCATGGTCAGCCCACCAGCATCGAGATTTGGTCGCGCACGCTCTGGCACGCGGCGGCGTTGACGCGGCCACCGGCCACCTCGGAGATGCGAGCGTCCGTTGCCCACGCCTCGACCTCGTGCTCTTCCTTGCCAGCCTCGCGAGCCGCGATGACCACGTAGCGCGCCACCGTCCGGATTTGCAGATTCGTCATGTTCTCTTTCTTCCTTCCGAAGCGCCTTCCAGCGCGACACCGAGAACCTAATCCGGCCCCAGACTTTCCGCAAGCACTTTCTAACATGGCCCCGTCGATTTCTATGGCGAGCCTATTTTGTAGACTGATTCCTGAGCGGGCACCAGCCAGGAGGTGCCGACGTTGCGCATGTGGCGTCGGGTTCTGGCCACTGTCCGGACTGCTCGGCCAGCGGATGCGCGCATCTGTCGTTCACGTTGCCGATGTCTGGGCTCTCGTCGCAGTGCGAGCATGCTCCGCACGTCTCGATCACCGGCAGCGAGAACCGCTCTATCGCAGCCTCTAGAGCCTCTCTGTGGTCGCCTTGGGCGAAGCTGTGTAGCAAGCGGAGGGTGTTCAAGTGGTCGGTCATGGCTTCTTCCCGAGCAGGGCGAGGCGGATGTCATGCACGGCCGAGAGCAGGCCGGAGGCGTAGTCCACGTCCTCGGCCATCTGATGGTCATTCCGCCACTCTACGGCCTCAGCTTCCAGCGCCTTGCATGCGGCCTCCACGTTGGCCTTGATGCCTCGCGGCTTCTTCTCCGCGGCCAGCCTCAGGTTCCGCACGAGAAGGCCGTAGGAGCCCGTCCCAGGCTTGGCGTTGCCGGTCATGTGGCGACCCAGACGACCGCGAAGCGACCGCTACGAGTCCGGCGACGCTGTCCGGAGTCCTTGACCAACCCGCGAGCCACCAGCTCTATGCGGCGGGGGCGCTGGGTGGATGGCCGCCAGAGCGGCGTTCCTGACCCACCGTCCTGCATCTGCTCGTCCGTGAGCCCGTTAGGGTACCGCCTGAGGTCGGCCAGTAGTAGTTGCTGTAGACGGCTGAGGTGCGGCGCTATGGCCTCAGCGGCCTCTTCACTGGTATCTGAGCCGGGTACGAAGGGGGCGCCAGTCATGACGCGTCCACTCCCCACGAGATGGGACGGGTTGCCCATAGCTCGCAGAGTCGGCGGTGCGCTGCGTACGCCTCGGCGCGTGTGTTGGCCGGCGCGAAGTCCAGCTCTTGTCCGTCCGCGTGATACTCGCCCCCGCACTCCGGTTCTGCGCACGCGGCGCCAGCACGAAACACCATCGTCTCGTACAGCCGCTTGTGCCCGATGGTGGTCGGCTGGGCGCTCTCCCCGTGCATCTTGGTGTCGTAGGCCGAGACGTACTCGCCGACGGTGGACACAAGCCACTGGCCCACGACAGTCGCTAGATGGAAGCGGCACCACGGCCCACAGATGAAGTGTGCGGCGGAGCCCTGCCAGACCCATGACTCGCGCGGGTGGAGTAGGCCGGGCGCTCTCTGCGTAGCCGCTCTTTCTGCCGCCTCTAGTTCTTCGATCTTCATGACTTCACCTCAGTTGTCGAAAAAGTACAAGAGACGGACGGTCCCGGGCGTCTGGAAGTCGGCATCGTAGCCAATCCGAGCGACGAGTCTCTGGACGCTGTCCGAGTGGTAGGCTTGCAGCTCCTCCAGCGTGGCCCAGGAATGCGAGTGGTCATCGTTGACGTAGTCGGCCAACAGGTCCAGGTGCGAGCCGGAGGCGTCCGGAGGGGTCCCACGGCGTGGATGGATGACGGCCACCTCCGGCGCCCGCTGCCGCACTCCAGCCAGCTCCGCGAAGAGCGTGTAGTTACGGCTCCGGTCCAGGGTGTCCCGTCGGCCTATCCACCGCCCGTTTTTCAGGACCTCCAACGTCCAGTGAATGTCGGTTCCCATCGCTCCCCTTCCTTTCACGGCATCTTGCCGTCAGTCGCAGTTAGGTCCGCACACCACGCCCACGCACTCTACGGGCACCACCTTCGGATAGGTGTACTCGCTTCTCGCGGTGAACCGGACGCGCCACCACCCTTCGGTGGACTCGGCGAGTCGGTCGGTGTCTAGCCGTAGATCGACGATCTCGGTGAACACGTCCCACCCGAGGTTGCCAAGCATCTCGTTGGCCTTCTCGATCCGCTCCGTTGTCCACCCGGATTCGCCGTAACAGCCGACCTCGCACATGAAGCCGCCCACGGCCTCCTTGTGGTCGACTGCAACGGCTATCACGGCACCCTCTACGCTCGGATGGCTGCACATTATGCCGCCGACCTGCGCCTCGTACTCCACTCCCGTGGGCTTCTCGGCGATGAGGTACAGGTGTTCTTGCTCGCACAGACTGATTCTCATGGTGTCCGCCCTATCCTTCCGACTACCTTCGCCAACTGTGCCGCCATCTCTCGGGCCGTCGCCTCGTCTGCTACCGGCTCAGACCGGGCCGGCTCCTCGGTAGGCTTGATCCACAGCGTGCGCTTGGGCGCCTTGCTCACGAAGCCGTCCAGCTTGTCCATGCTCCGGAAGATGAGCCCAATCTCGTTGAAGACCCGCCCGTCCTTCTGGCCGTTGTGCTCCGGGCTGGCCTTGCACCCGTCGATCGCCAGCTTGCACCGCTCCACAGTAGCCCCCTCGGCGAGCCTGGCAGCAATGAGGGCCGCCCTGTCGTCTGTGAGCTTGGTAGCCGCGTTCTTGTGAAATGCCTGGCACCAGTAGCTGAACACCGCCTGAACGTCAGCAGTGACCGATACGGGGTCCCTGGGGGCTCTAGGAGCCTTTGGAGGGCTGCCGGCCACAATCCAGTCGGCAAGCTTCCGAAGGCGTCCAGCGAGGGCGTGGGGGTCTGCATCAGGGGACGTGGCCGCTACCAGCACTTGAGCGATGGCGTGAGGTACTGAGAGGCGGCCAGGCTTGGGGGTGGTCACCAGGCTTCCTGACGTGTTCTCGCGTACGGGACCATGAGCGGGTGCTCGGGTGAGCCATCCTTCGTCTGTCCCAACTGCCAGAGCGGGAACTCTCCGCACCGCTCCTCGTAGTCGCTCATCGCGCACACACCGCTTCGACCCACAGGTCAGCAAGAGCGCCCGCCTCCTCTGCGTACCGGCGCATGTCGTCCTCGTCAGGCGCCCCGGCTCCGCGCGCCATCTTGTCGTGGCACTCGCGAGTGATTGACGCGGCTTGGATGGCCACGCGCATGTGCAGCTTCCACGTCTCGAAGTCGTTGAGAGGGTGGGTCACGAGAGCACCGCCCGGGCAACCGCCGTGAGGACCCGGCACCACTGCGCGTCCCCGGAGTCGTCCGCCGAGTTGGCCGCGTCCGTGATGAACAAGAACGCCTCGCCAACAGGGCACGCCACCGTCAGCGTGCGGCTCACGAGGGACAGGCCCGCCGGTCGCTCCTCGTCGTGGATACTCTCGAAGCAGTACGTGTTCAGCGCGGCCACCTGCCCAACCGTCACCTTGATCTGCTTGCTCATGTCGTCCGCCCTTCCTTCGGATTACCCTTCCCACACTCCCCGAGTAACTGCAAGCACTTTCTACCACCACGCACCAGGTAGACCGAGCCCCATAGGAGAAGAACCCGTCAGTATGCTACTGAACCGGCCTACCCCCAGGCTCTCCCAGGCGTCCCTTAGAAGTGGCCGACCCCGCTGATTCCTCAACTCAGATTCTCCGCCCGTCTCGGAGGCCAATCCCTAGGGTCCGTCCAAAGCCCTCGTGAGAGGACCCCCGGCGTCCTGCGAGCGCGTGGGGGTCGCAATCCGGTTGGGTGGCCGTCACTAGCACCTGAGCGACGGCGTGAGGGACTGAGAGGCGGCCGGGCTTGGGATCGGTCACTTCGGCTTGGCGAAGTCGACCAGCTCGGATGCCACCGACTCGCCGGCCTGGGAGAAGATGGCGAGCTGTGTACGGGCGGTCCTCAGAATCTCGCGCGCCTGGGACGCCACGGCATCGGCCGAGCCAGGCGTCATCTCGCCGCTGCGCACCTTCTGTAGCGTGTCCCACAGCGCCGCCTTGAGGTTCACTGCGTTCAACTTCTCTTCGGTCTTCTTGCTCATGTTCTCAACTCTCCTCTTTGCCTTCGGTTCATCCAGTAGTGCCCACGGCGGCCCTTGGCCCGCTCGTATCGATCAGGAACGAGACGCACGATCTCCCGCTCCAACTCTAAGAGAAGCCGCCAAGCGTCGGCCCACTCGCCGTAAGACCCGGCAGCCCTGGCTATGTCGTACTCGTGCTTGGCTCGTCGGTTCTCCGGGTCGGCCATGTAAGCGACCTTGTACGCGGCGATTTGAGCGGCGGTAGCCAGGCGGAGAGCCTTGGCCTTCTCGGGGTCGTACGTGCGCTTGTGGTGGGCCGCCTTCGCAGCCTTGATCTGGTCCGCCAGTCGCTCACGTCGCGCCCGGTCGTAATCAGCCTTGATCGCCTTCCGCTCTGCCGCGGTCCTGTCGTTCCTGCGCGCCAGACCAGCGCACACGCGATCGCAGTACTTCGGAGCGCCAGCACGGTCCGCGCGATTCACGTCGCCCGTAGGCTTCTCGCTCGTCTTACCGCAGTGCGCGCACGTGACCAGCATCCCCCGCCCTTCCTTCGGAGTAGGCTTCCCACATTCCCCGAGTAACTGCAAGCACTTTCTATCAGAACCGTCCGCAGACCCTATCGGCCAGGGCTTTCAACGCTTCCTGACGCGTCCGACCGTCCGCGCTGACGTAGTTGTACCCGCCCTCCCCGTTGCCAGGACGGCGCGCCCAGACGATCCAAGCGATGCCCGCCGGGTTGTCGTCGGGCCTGTAGGGACACTCCCAGCCGGCGGACTTGATGCGGGCTAGCTGCTCTTGGCGCTTCACGTGTTCCTCCGTCGTGGGAACCTGGGGTCAGGTGGTGTCGGGTCATCTTCGCATGGTCCTAGCGCCGTGGGGGGCCTAGGAACCCGTTTCGGCATTGGGAGCGCCCGACCTCGCTTCCTGCCCTGGCCGAGCCGTGCCGCCGCCCACAGGTCCGCCGTCGGGACACCGAAGGCGACCGATGCCGCCTTGGTCGCGTGTAGCCACGCCTGCCGCCCGTTCTGGCCTCGGGCGATGGCTGCTACCGCTTGCTCCGTCCGGTACGCCTGAGCGGCTCCTAGGTCCCCTTGCTGGCCTAGTGTTCCGAGTGTCTTCCTGAGCTGGTGTCTGCTGGGCATGGGTATCCTTCTGGGAATAGTTAAGGGATGGTCGTGAGCCTATGGGAGGGCTTGCGAGGGGCTGTGGTCCTGTGGAGGTGGGACCCGTCACCTATCTCATCGACCCCCGGTCAGTGTCGTTCCTCCCACCCATCCGACGCACCACCGTCAGCTGCCCGAAGGCGTGCTGATGAGGCGTTCTCACATGCAGGACGGCCACGTCTTGGTCCGCCCACCCGGCCGGCTAGTCGGGGTGGGAATGAGGGATCTTTTCGCCTCATCTAGCAAGGCGCCGCACTAAGCCTGCGGACGGCGTAGGTACCTCTCTGGACCACACGCAACCCTCTGGCAGGTCGCGTACGAGATGGTTCTAGCGCATCTTAGCCTCGCTGTCCACAACGACGAAACCCCTACCGGGGTCCAGACGGCAGGGGTCACGAAGGCTCTTGGGAGCAGGCTCTCGACTATCCTAGCACATGTCCAGGCCTGTCGGGATCGCGGTCTGGAGAGTCGAACTCCACTTGACTGGCTTATGAGGCCAGTTTGCCGTCCCCGGCTGCACCGCGTCGTGCTGACGGCTTCCCTGAGCGTTGCCTAGGCTACTCAGGGTCACCGGCAGCGAGAAGACGCTAGCACACCCCGTCAGCCCTTACCAGTACCTACGGGTACCTCGATGCGGGAGGTGATGTCCTCGCTACGGGAAGTGCGCGCCTCATGCTCTGCCTTGATGCATTTAGGGCACGTTTTGCAGACCACACGCGGTGTATGTGGCCCCATGCATCGGCACTGCCGGACCACCTCTCCGCACTCGCACACGTCGATTCCGTGGCCGCTCACGGCTCCTCGCTCAGCGTGTGCTCTACGCTCTGCTGGTCAGCCGGACCCGTACCCTCCTCGGACCCCAGGACGGCCTCTCCAACATCGCAGACGAGAGCGATGGCAGCACACGCCTCGGCGTCTCCCAGGGCCTCACAGAGCTTCTTGGCGCCTCCACAGACCCACGGAACAGCCGTCTTGATGACGTGGAGCGTCTCGGCGGTCTGGGCAGCCGTGCAGCCTTGGAGACCCGCACCAAGCGCCAGGACGAGCAGGAGGCCAGCGGCAGGGCTTGCCTTGGCTCGAAGGTAGAGAGCCACAGCGGCTCCACCAAGCGTCGAGAACGCGATGGCCGTCACCGGGTCGGTGAGGAAGTGTCCCAGCTTCTCCCAGCGCTCCGTGGGCACTGCGATTCCAGCCACCGTCGCGCAGACGAGCAGGACGATAGCCACAGCGCCCAGAATCTTGATGCGCAGCTCGCGCTCTGCCTCAGTGCTCATGATGCGTTCAGCCTCTCAAAGAATGCCACGAGACCAAGGGCCACCGCCATACGAACCTGAGCGCAGTGCGGAGGCCCGACCTTGCCGAACTCTCCGCGCTCCAGCTTCCGAAGCCACGACCGGCAGCTACGCTGCGCGATTCGATCGCCGATGAGCACGTCACCCTCCAACCTTCGGGAACCCCGGGTTACTCGCCGGGCGCTTGGCTAGCTCCACCTTAACCGATGCCTTGAACTCGGCCAAGTCTTCGCGGCACTTGTCGTGCGCCGCTTCCATCACTTGGAGGCGTGGCTCTAGCTGGTCCACGTGGCCGCGCAGCTCGCTCACCAGGGCCAAGCACTCGTGACGCCCCTTGGTCTCTTCCTCAGTGCGCGCCCGGGCCTTCTCGGCTTCGTCGATCAGCCTTGCCCGTTCTCCTCGCATCTCGCCGATGAGAGCCGACATGAGCCCTAGGGCTTCCGTAGCAGCCTCCGTGTGGGATACCTCGATGGTAGCCGCTTCCTTCTTGGAATCTACCCGCTCCTGACGGCGTGCGGCTAGCTGAACGCCTACGGCTCCGATGATGGCGGAGAGGGTGCCGCCACCAGCCACGGCCCCTAGCAGCTCCACGACGGTCACAGACGCACCGTCGGAACCCGCCAGCCCACCACACGCGACTCGTCATAGTCGTTGATGCCGATGCGGTTGGCCTGATTCCCGCCACAGCCTTGGAACCACCCAGGCTTGCCGGTCGCAGGCCCGACGTAGAGCGTCACGTGCCCGTGCTTGACGTTGGGTTGTGATGGGTCCACCCGGTCCAAGACGACCACGCAGCCACGCCTAGGGGCATCCAAGGCCGCGCCCCAGGCCAGAGCCCCACGAGCGGCAAAGACGCGGGGCCACCGCTTCCACCCAGCTCGCTCATGCACGGCGTTGCAGGCAATCGCACACCACGGACTCGTGTCGTCCTGATAGCGCTTGGGGTCTAGCCCCAGCGTCTCATAGAGCGAGGCGATCACCGGGTTGATGCCTGTCCCCTTCACCTCGCGCGTATCCTGATGGGATAGCTCCAACATGATGGCGAGCGGTTCCGTCATTGGCGGACAGTGCCACAGAGAGTGGCTACTTGCTACCCTTCGCCAGCCTCCACGCACTCACCGCTAGTTCACGGGTGGCGTACAACGCAAAACATCCATCCTCGTCACGTTCAGCCAGGCAATGCGTCCAAGCCTCTTCCGGAATCGTCTTGGTGTAGTCGTCGGAGAAGAGCGGCTCACGCCACACGTCGGCAGTCTCCGGTCGCTCCCCTGGGCCGTTGAACACGGGTCCCAGAATGCGCGGCTCCTCCGGCTCAGGTAGGCGGCACCCGCCCACCCGATTGCAGGAGATACCCAGGAAGCCAGCGTCAGCCCCGCAGCGCAAACAGGACACGCGGCCGGCGTTGGGGTCCACGACGTGACGCGGGAGGACGCAGGCGGCCACAGCCTCATCCTGTAGAGCCTTGACCTTGCCCCAAACCATCGCTCCGCCAGTCGCGGCGATGTCCAGCCGCTCAGGGTTCCGGTAGCAGCATCCAGGCGCCGACTTGACGCACCGTTCATCGTTGCACTTGGGCGCCTTCCGCTCCGCCTCCATAGCTAGTGCGCGACGGGCGGCGTCGGCGAGGGATGTGACGACTCGCGCGTCTACCCAACGCCCCTCCGGATGCGGCTCACCCGGCGAGTCGCTCGCCCAAACGTGGACGGTGCGCTCGGCAAGGATCACGTCACCGCGACGCCGAGCGCACCTCCATCCGGGAAAGTCATCGTCGTCCTGCTCTGCCTCGGTGACGACCGCCACCCGCCGTCCATCCTTCGCTAGCAGATCGAACGCAGAAATTGCCCATTCCGGTACATCTCGACCCAGAGCATCCTTACGAGACATGACGCCACCCTCTTTCTTTCTTGCTTGAGTCACGGCGCCCTCGCGATGAGCCGACGGACAGCCTCAGGACGGCCCACGCCCTCGTCCTTGGCTACCTTCACCACCTTGGCCTGGACCTCGCCGTGCACCCGGACGTAGATCGACTCACCATGAAGCGGCGGACGCCCCATCTGGCTCCCGTAGGCCCCGATGCCATCCGTGCCGTCCAGCGACATTCTCGGCACGCGGAGACGTGGTCGATTCTCTGCTCCGCAATCGCACGTCCGCACGCCCGCCTTGTACCAGCCACACTCAGCGGCGTGGTCGAGCAGGCCAGACTTCTTCTTACGCTTCCGCAGTGGCTTGGTGCTCGGCATCACGCAGAAGACGCTAGCAGAAACGCGGGCGGGGCGCCAGCGTTTACGACTCCGCATCCTCGGAGTCGAACCCAGCCATGCGCGCGTAGAGCGCGACGAGCGTGCCGATAGGTCCGCCGTCCACGGGCGCGGCAGGCGGCCCGCTCCACACGTGCGGTCGCTCGTCGGGCCACTGCGCCTTGATCGCGGTGGCGGTCGCGCCACCGTCCGCACGAAGCGCGGCGAGCGTCGCCCACGTCTGCGTCCACGGCAGACCGTCGGCGGTGATCATCGTCGCGAGACGCGCGAGCACGCCCGCGGGGCCGGTGCAGACGAACGCGGCGCGGAGCGGGTTGCCCGGCGCGCGAGCGATCAGGCGTGCGTGAAAGAACGCGTCGGGACGCGCGTCGCGGCCTAGCGGGTAGAGCGTGGCCCAGCGGTTCGACTCGGGTACTACGTCCCAAGCAAGGGGGACCAGCGGCGCATCAACCGGCGAGGCCTGCGCGCGCACGTAGCATAGAAGCGCGCTCATGCGCCCCCCACGGTCGTCGCGATGCGGCCGAAGAAGTTGTTACCAGCCGCGTTGTCAGCGCCGACATAGAGCGTCGTCGCAGCCGGCCACGCCGCGCCACTGCCCGTGTTGGTGCCGTTGCCGGTCGTAGCGCCCGCTACAGTGAGCGAGCCAGACGACGGGATCGCCGTGATGGTGAGCGCCTGCGCGCGAGAGAAGGTTACGGTCAGCGTCGCAACGATCGACCCGCCGCACACCAGCTCCACGGCGCAGTTGGTGTTCTTGCGGATGCGCACGTAGTCGGAGGCGCCGACCTGCAAGATACGCAGGTCCGTATTGCTAGAGACGATCTCTGCGCTCGACGCATCTGGCGCAACGACGACCTTGAAGCCGGTGGTCAGGAACGCGGCGGGAAAGGAGCCGCTTGCATACGACAGCACGTCAGCGCCGCGCGTAACAGCCGCTGCGGCTGTGCGGATCGGGGACGACGGGAAGTATCCCGTCTCGACCTGCGTCAGGTCTATATACACGTCCTGTGCTGTCGCGACCTGACCGCCAATGCCGGACCAGTCGCGACCGTCGGCCGGTACGCCGCCGGCCGCGCCGGTCGCGTTGCCCGACACGCTCGGTCGCCCGTAGGTCGTGGTACGCGAGGTCGCCGCCGCAACAAGCGTTGAGCCGGCCTGTAGCATGAGCATCTGGTGGGAGACGGTGCCCGACACGGCGCGAACCCACGCCGAGAGCGTGGAATACGCGATCTGCCCGCGGCCCTGCTGGTAGGCCGAGAACTGACCGCTCGATGCGTTCTCACGGTCCGCCAGCGTCGCGCCGTCTACGCCGCCGTTCGCATTGCTCGTGAGCGTCGCCGTGCCGGCCGTCCACGACGCGTGCGTCATGTCGCGCGACTGGAGGAAGTAGTTAGTCCGGCTCCCCTCCATGAGCAGCATCGCGCCGAGCCCGTCGCCGCGGTTCTCGATGCGCCGCACGTCGACGCCGGCCCACGCGAGGAACGCCGACGAGCCGTCAGTCGGCGCGCCCGTGAGGTACGAGCCCTCCGAACCGCGGGTGAACGTGCCGCCGACCGAGAGGTCAAGCGATGGCGCGATCACGCCACCGATGCCGCGGAACCCATCTCGGCGTGCAGCGCCAGCGCCAGGGCGACGACCGAAGGTCACGACCGACGAACCCGCGCCGTCCCCGTACCCGTGCGTGCGCGGATGCGGAGGAATGGGTACGCCGGATCGACCACCTCTTGCGTGCTGCCATCTGCGGTGATGAGGTCCACCAGCGTGGCATCAGGGGAGGCCGCCGAGAGAGCCGTGGCGGTCGGTGTCACGGTCGCGCCGGTGGCAGAAGCCCACGTGTAGTAGTGGGCGTCCGTCTCCACGGTGATCTTGACGTACCGACCCGCCCATGCGGTGCAGTCGAACGACACGGCCGTAGTCGTGGTGGCGGAGGCCAAGCAGCCCTGCGCGGCCTGGACCGTGATGGCCGCTCCTACGTTTGCGATCGGTTTGCTACCAGCCATCGTCTACACCTTCACGCCGTTGCTCGGCGCGCCTCTACCCGGTCCATGCCGGTCGCCATCATACCAGACAAATCCGGCGCTTGCCGCGCCGATTGCTCTTGTGCCGCCTGTGCCTGAGTGGCCTCGTGCGACTGTTGAAGCGCAGTCAGGATACCAGGCGTCATGCTCGGGTCAGTGGGGATACCCAGCAGCGTCCCTAGCTGCAACCGGTCCTGATAGGACGGGTGCGCACCTGGCCGTGAAAGCTCCTGAGCCACCGTCCGCACGATGAGCGCGTAGAGCTGGGGATATACCTGACGCACGGCCTGGACTGCCTCAGGCGTGAGCGTCCGGTGTCGTAGGTCGTCCATCAGGCTAGCCGGGTCATCCACCGCTCGCGCGATGCGTAGGAATCGGTCCATCTCCGCACGAGACGGAAGCGCATTCTGGCTAGGTACGAGCGTCCCGGGAAGCACGCGTCCTCGTGGCTGCTGCTGCTGGAGGTACGCGGTAGCCCGCGCCGCTGTGGTCTGTAGCGCCGCAGTCAGACGTGGAGCCGGATGCGTGAGGTCGGCCGTGCTCCGGGCGATGTCTTGGGACAGGCGCGTGGCGTCTCGGTGCAGGGACAGTTCCCGCACCCGCGCTTCGTATGCCTGGACGCCTCGGTACGACAGTCGGGCACCAACCTCGCCAGCTCGTAGGGCTCTGGCCGCCGCACGCTCTGCGGCCGTCGTGGAGCGTCCCAGGAAGGCGCGGACGCTGGCTGTGATGCCGGTGTCGGTCTGACGAAGCATGCGCTCGATCGTCCCGAGTACACGAGCAGAGCGGACAGGATTGGCTACCGCAGAGCCAAGGGCCGCCGCCGCACCGAGGAGAGGGCCGCCGGCAGCCGCAGCGATGCCGCCAGTTCCCAGCGCACCAAGACCGCCGTGGCTCTCCAGCCGCGCGGCCTGCCGGAGGAGCGTCGCGTCATTGGTGGCCTGTGCGTACAGCTCGCGAAGCCGGCTAGACGCTCCACGAAGCTGCTCGGCCGCCCGGATGCCTTCCGCAGAGAACGTGCCTCCACGATTGCGGATGACCGCATCTGCGAGGTCCGAGGTGGCCTGCATCGCCTCGCGCGCGATTCGCTCGTTGGTGGCGTTGGCCGCAGACCCAGCGCCGTTGAGGTGAGAGGCGACTCGTGCAGAGTCGGCCATCATCACGCGCTCAAACCCGTGCCCCGGCTCCTCACGCATCATCATGCGGTCGAACTGAGAGCCCCAGCCGATCTCACGGTGCAGCGCCTCGTTCGTCTCGCGCTGTAGAGCCGTCGCCTCGGCACCCCAGACCGCGTCATTCTCCAGATGCGCCCGGAGACGACCGAACAGGCTTTCGACTGGCTCGACACCAGTGTGTGCGGCGATGCCGCCAGAAACCCGGCGCAACTGGTCCATTGCCGCGAACGTCTGGGCGCTGCGTTGCTCGGCTGTGATGGTGCCTGCCTCAAACGCTGTGGCCGCCTGGGCGATCTCGTCTTCCGCTCGCTCTACAGCACCGCGGAGCGTGGTAGCGATGCGTCCCGCACGCGGACCATAATTGCCGCTGCCGCCCTGGTATCGCTGCGCGTCGGCGTCGATCACGTCGGCCAGGCGTCGAGCGTCGGCCACCAAGCCCTCGCTCGTAGCCATCTGGGCCGAGCCGTTGCTGCCGTCGATCACGTCGGCCAGCGCACGAACCTTGTTCGGCCCGTGTAGTTCGCGCTCCAGAACCGCCCGTGCGCGCGCCGCGTCGCTCTGAGCCTCACTCAACGCGGCGATGTGCCGCTCAATCCGTGCAGGACCCTCCACGAGCACCCGGCGAGCCTCGGCGCCTCCCGGGCCGAACAGGCGAGGCACGAGCCCCTCAGCGTCTCCCGATGCCACCTGAGCCAGCGGAACGCCACGACGAAGGGCTGCCTCAGCTAGTCCAGCCAGCCCCGGAGAAAGCTCCTCGCCCGTCTGCGCCAGGAACTGACGGCGGAATAGGTCGGCGGTGTGACGTGCCCCACGAGCACCCGCCTGACCAGCCTCACTCAGGACACCGCCACCACCGTGAGCCGCGGAGCCGATGAGAGCACCGAGCCCTACCGACCCGATGAGACGGTCGGACACGTCGCCTGGGTCTTCCCCTAGCGCCTCTTCCGTGAGGATGTGGGCGCCCTCGGTGAGACCCATCTGGGTACCACCTTCGATCGCGCCACCGAGCGTGCGCGCCGCGAGCCGCGTGCCCAGCGCAGCGCCCTCGGGGGCCAGCGTACGCGCCGCTGCCGCACCAAGGCGCTCTCCCGCGCCGATGACCGCTCGGCCAGGCGCCAGAGCCGCACGCGCCGCCAGAGACTCGCCACCGCTCGGGATGGCTGTCAGCAGAGCGCCGCCAACCTCGCCCGCACTGGTCGCGGTGGGGTTCTCGGCGGCGAGCTGCTCGAACATCTCACGCGTACCGGTTGCCTCTTCCGCGAGGTCGGTGGCTCCGAGACTCGCCCCGCGAAGGACACCGCGAGCACCGGCTACAGTGGGCTCTACATACTGCGTCTGAATCGGCGCTTCGGTACGTCGCGAGCGTAGGTCCGCCTCTTCCGGCGTCTCCTGTCGGAACCTGCCGGATGCGATGGCCGCCTCTGCGCGGTCTGCGGGGACCTCGTAGAGAGCCCCGGACTCGTGCCGCAGTAGAACCGGCGCCGTGACCTGCGGGTCGCTCACTCTACCCTCGTGCCACCGAATTCGGCCGCATCGCGATCGGTGGCGCCAAGCAAGTCCGCTCCGCGATGGAGGTGGCCCGCGATGATCGACTGCATGATGCGGATACCGTTCCGGAGGTCCGCGTCCGAGGATAGCGCCGGGTCGCTACCCAGAATCTGATTGAACTGCTCCACCTCGCTCGGCGGCATGTTGGCGCCGGTGCGGTCGCGTCCGAAGGCATCGCGGAGATTGGTGACGTAGGCGCGTAGGTCACGGCCCTCCTGCGAGAGCAGCATCCGCGGGAATAGGCCGGTGGCGCCGAAGCCGGGGATATCCTCGCTCGCATCGCCCGGAAGGTGGGTCGTCACGAGGTCTAGAGCAGACTGCAAGTCCTCCAGCGAGGCCCGCTCGGTGCCGCTGATAGGGGCGTGCGCCGGAGGGTTCGCGTATGGCGCAGAGCCCACCGGGAACGAGGCGTGTGCGGCATCGGCCGGAGACATGCCGCCTTCAATGGCCGCCTGGAACGCCTGCCACTGCGTGTGTGTCACGGGGGCCGGAGCGCGGGTGCCACCCGACGCGCGACGACGAGCCAGCGCATCGTCAGCCGCAGCCGCTGCGCGAGCGCGGTCCGCCTGTGCTGCCCGTAGGTCCATCTGCGACTGCTGGTCCAGCGCCGCCCGCCACCGCTCCGAGGCCGCTGCGTCCATCTGCGCGCGCACTTCCTCCGCGTGATTCCGCGCCTCGTCGTCTGCGAGATAGGCTTCGTGCTCCTGCACCTGTAGCGCGGCCTGCTGGAGCATCGCGGCGTGTGCGGCTTCGTCAGCGGCTCCGCGGTCCGAGAACTCCTGACGCATGATGCCCACCATGTTGCCCTGGAGGTCAGCGGCTGCACGGCCCGACTCGATCTCCGAGCGCTGGGCGTCGATGTCCTGCTCCACGGCTCGGTTGATCTGCTCTAGCGCTCCGTTGGTGGACTGCCCCGTCAGAGCGTTGCCGATGGCGCCGAGAGCAACGGCGATGGTCGCCCCCACCGTACCGGCGGCCCCCACATCACGGAACCATCGGCCCGGTTCGATCCGAGCATCGGCTACGCGCGCGATGGCGTTCTGATAGGCGCGGGTCGCCCCTGCCACTGCGCGCTGCCGGTCCTGCTCTGTCTGCTGGCGCTGCTGCTCTGCCTGCGCCTCGATGTGCTGCTGAGTCTGCGCGGCCTTGGCTGCGAGGCCGGCCCGCTGGCTCTCCACGAGCATCTGACGCCCAGGGAGGTCGAGCTGCCCACCGTCTCGCGGGTCACGAGCGAGCCCGGCGATCGTTTGGTCGAATCCCGCCTGAGCCTCTGGCGTTCCCGCTAGCTGCTCTACGAACTGCGGAGCGGTCATCGGAGCAGGAGCCACCGGACGGCCGCCTGGACCGCGCATCGACCGACGCGGAGCGACTGGCGCCGCCGCTTGTGCCTCGGACACCGGGACAGCCGTAGGCGTGCCATCCGGTAGCGTGCCGGGCGTGTAGTCAGCCGCAGCGGTGCTAGGCGAAACAGCGCTGTAAAGAGCCTCGGTCGCGGGCGATAGGGCCGCTTGTACCTCTGGGGAGGCCGTGCCCTCCCACGCTGCCGTAGCCGCATCGCGCACGGCCGGTAGCGCTCCGCTCACACGCTCGGACAGGATGGGCACATCACGCTCACCCATCGCCGGACGACCCGGGCCACCGGCCATCTCCTCGCGCAACCGAGCCATGTCAACGGGACCCTGCCGTCCCATCACCGACGCGCCAGAGGCGTCTGTTGTCACGGTGGCGCCATCCGGGAACGTGCGGGTTCCGGCGCCGGTCTCCGTGTGACGAAGCGCCTCGATACGGGCTGCTTCTGCCGCTTGGGCGCGAGCGCGCGCCTCAGCCTCGAACGCGCGCGGATCCGTAGTTGTGACGCGGACCGTTCGGCCGCCTGGGTATGTACGCGTAACAATCCCATACTGATCAGGGTCGCTCACCGTGTACCCGAGCTGACGGTCAAGGGCTTCCGCCTGAGCGGCCTCCTCCGCCTCGAAACCTCGAATGCGGGCGAGACGCTCGGCCTCGACCCGCGCGGCCTGCGCCGTTCGCATCGCGTCGCGCGAGCGCTGCATCTCAGGCGTGAGGACGGGCGCCGCGACTGGCGACGGCGCTGGGGGGCGAGCCAGCAGAGGCGGAACCCCCTCCACGGGAGGCTGCGGCGGACGAACCGGAATGCGTGCGCCAGGCGGATGTGCCACAACCATAGGGCCGTCCGTCGGATGACTCATAACAGAGTACCCGTCGAAATGCTGGATAGGCATCCCGTTCGCGTCGGCGATCGACTGTAGCTCCTCCGGGTCCATCAGACCGACACCCACTGGTTGGTGGTCGGGTCCCAGCGCATCCCAGGAGGAGCCGTCATGCCTTGGGCGGAGAACCCGCCAGAGCCGATGCCTACCTGAGGCGTCTGAGCAGAGGCCATAGGAGCGGCCTGCGGGATGCCCTGGCCGCTCTGCGGGCTCAGGAGCGTGGAGCCCGGCGGCATGGCGGTCTGACCGCCGAGGATGCCACCGAGGCCCCCAGGAGCGCCGCCAATGGCTCCGCCGAGTCGGCTAGCAGCACCGCCGCCGCCGAGCGCCCCGAACGCAGGCACCGCCATCCCGAGTACCTGGCCGCCTGCTCCGATGAGACCACCGAGCATCTGTTGCGCCCACTGGCCTTGATGCTGTCGGGCCTGTAGCTCCTGGGCCGCCTGCTGCGCCGACAGTTGCGCCTGCTGCTGCACGCCCTGAGACGCGATGCGCTGGACGGCATCCGCTCCACCCTGAGCCCCAACGCGTCCGGCGAGGAACGGGTTACCGCCACCCATGGCAGATGTCGCACCAGATGCCGCCGCACGACGGGCCTCTGCCTCGTGGCCCTGGATCTGAGCGCCTAGCGCCCCCGTCTGGGCTCCGTACAGCCGCTGACGGTCGATGGACGTAGGATTGCCAAGGGCTCCGTAAAGCCCCTCTAGCGCGCCGCCTGTGCCTACGAATGCCATGGCTACTTCCTCGCTGCGGCAGGGAGCCGCTTGTACGCGCCACGCTTGACGCCCACCTCTAGTGTTACACCAATGAGGTCGAAGCCGCGACCCGTATCTAGCTTTGCGTCGTCGGTCTCTGCGATGTTGAACTGGATCGCCTCGCACTTCTGCGTCAGCGGCTTGACCGACAGCTCAATCCTACCAGACGAGTCCTGTAGCGCTGCCAGGTCCGCTGGAGACCATGCGCGTGTCACGTCCAGCGCGGACGTATAGTCGGCCGAACACGTGATGGTGATACCGGTGCCGGTGTTGGCGTCTCCGTAGTGCTTGAACACGAACACGGCTCGCCAGACCCGGCCGTAGCCGGCGATCCCGTTGAGCTTGACCCACGACGACTGCATGGACTGCTGAAACGGCGCATACGTCCAGACGTACGGCGTCTCTTTGTAAATGTCCGAGCCGTTGGAGGTATGGAAGCAATCGAACCACTCCACCCCGCCCACGTTGGCGTTGAAGGCCACCGGCAGCACGGTCACGCTACGGCGGGTCCACCGGTTCAATCGGTAGTTCCAGGCGAGGCCCAGCCCCGCGTTGGACGACCTGGCTGTCTTGGTCGCGAACCTGACCTCGGTCTCGCTCGGTATGATGCACGAGCTAACGACGATGCGGCTCACGCCGTCCGAAGACGCAGGCGTGAGTTGATCCATAACGGGCGCGCCGATGAAGTTGTAGGTCAGGTCACGGCCTAGGACCATAAACCCGCGCTCGCTGTGGAAGATGATGCCGAACGGACCTTCGACCACGCTCTCGACCGAGTCGCATCCAACGTCAGACGACACCAGCCGCGGAGTACGTAGGGAGCTGCTATTGCCGGAGGCGTCGCCACCGTCGCCTTCGATCACGAACACCTTGGTCCGCTTGAAGACGACCACCTTGTCGTCGATGGCTGCGATAGCCACAGAGGGACCGCCATCCTGAGGCACCCTCACGCGTAGCGTGTCAGACCATTCGGGCGCGTAACCAAGCGCGATGGGCTTGGTGTACCAGACATCTAGGCGGTCCTCGCCGCTCAGGCCCCAAAGACGAGACTGCGTAGAGCAGATGGAGAGCAGCGCCGGGCTAGGCGTGGCCGCCAGCCCGGAACCTGCGAGCGCGGTGGTGTACAACTGGCGAGGCGTCGCGTTGCGCGGGTCCTTGGCATCCCACGTAGCCGTCACGCCAACGGAATAGGCGAGTGGCGTTCCGCCGTTGGTCAGCGCCACATACACACGGCCTTCGTCGACAGTGGTATCCGGTACAGGCGTCACGATGCCGAGGAGCCGGAAGTCCCCCGGCGCATCGTATGGCGCCGCGTACACCTCGATCTCCGGGGTGGTGCCGCGCTCTCCGAGTAGCCCCATCGGTCGCCACGGCTCGAACACGAGCTTGGCCGCTTCGCCACCACCGCCAACCAGCTCCGCGTAAAGCGCGTAGTACACGGACGACGGCGCAGACCGATGCAGAGCGCCGCGGGCATCCACGTAGCGCCACACGACGCAAAACCCCCATTGCTTGTTGGGGTTCGGGCCACCACCCCACGGTGTGCCTGTCGTGTCGATGTGGCTGCCCGCGCCGACCGGATAGGCATTGCCGACGCTAGCCGCGTCCGAGCCGCTGATCTCCAGCCACTGCGGAGCCTCTGGCGTCATCTCCACATGCTCGTTGCCGTCGATGCTGCTGGTGCCGTGACCGCAGCCGATGATCCGCAGCGCCTGAGCGTTGACGTTGCGGGCCGGGGTAGTCGTGTGCGGCCAGCACTGCGCGATGTCCACGCCGCGCTTGAACGTGCCCAGTGTCCCGCCGAGGAAATCAGCCATGCGGGCCGGGTACGCGGTGACTAGTCGCGGGTCAGTAGCTGACGGGTCATATGCCATGTGCGGCAGGTGCGAGGTGCCGGTAGACACGACAGGGGTGCCTACTGCGGCGTTTCCAAGAAGCTCTATCGCATCCTGACCGTAACGACCCACCGCCGCGAGCTGCATGGCGTTGTGCGTGTCGACGTAGGCGCGCACCACATAGGCAACCGGCGCGGCGCGGAACGCGGACACGGTCGGTGTCGTTGTGGTGGGGTCCTGATCTGCCGTGTAGTACGCGGACTCATGAGAGACAGCGAAGTAGCAGCATGCCGTACGGGTGATGAACGGCGAGCAGTGGCCGGCGATAGCAATCCCACCGAGGACGTTCACACCGTCGTACAGAACGGCGAACGCCGTATCGAGCACGGCCACCTGAGCGCCCATCGGACCAGCGAGAGCGGTGCCGTGCGGCCCAGCGGTAGACCGGGCAATAAGCATCCTACCAGTGGCGTCGAAAAGGCCGATGGTGGCACGGAAGAACTGCCCCGCGTACCTGCCACTCGGAGGTGCTGTAAAAGGCGTGATGACTGTGCCAACGCCACCGAACGTGTCTGCGAAGTGCTGGACGGTGCCCGTGCCGTCGATCACTACGATCTTGCTGATCGCGCTGTTGTGAATAACGTGCTGTGCGCCGGACATCGCGGTAAGCGCGATAGTCGCCGTCGCCGTGCCCGTGTTGTCGAGCTTCTTCGCCTGGTTCGTCGCGCCAGTGAGGTACGAGACGATCGCGTACGATGTGAGGTCTGCGCTGGTGCCTAGCGCGTACTGGTTAGACCCGCCGATGCCGATGGCATCGAGCACAATCGTCCCACCAAACGTGTACGTGCCTGCCGTGGTGTCGTACGCGGCCGACTGGATGTGCCGGGCGCCCGTGGGTAGGTCGATCCACGTCATCACGAAGTAGCGAGATGCCAGCGCCACCACGCGCGGCGCGTTGCCCACTACGGCCACCGGTGGGGCCAAGGGCCGCGGAACGTCCCCGCTGATATCCCAGAAGCCGTAATAGACTACGGGTACGGTACCCGCCGGCTTGATGACCTCCCACACGGCACAGGCGGTGTTACCGGCCACTGCCACGTCGGACTTGTTGGTCGTGTCATTGACCCTAACTAGAGGGTCAGAGACCAACCGCGACGGTCGTGGGGCAGACGCATTGACGTACGACCACGACCCGAAGATAGGGTCGCGTCGTAGTGTCCCGTCAGCGGTGAGCAGGTGCGGGACTCCATCCATGTCGACGATGGAGTTCGGAGCCTTGGCAATCGCCGCCTGGGTACCAGACCCGTGGGCCACGTCCAGCGCTACGCCGTTACGCTTGCCGATCTGCTTGTCACGCGACCAGCGGACCTCGCCGATGGAGATCCACCCCGGCGGGTCACTCGCGAAGTTGTCGTCATTGTCTGACAGGCCGTCCACGAGCGGCACCGTCACAACGCGCTTGTCTAGGCTCACGGGATAGGCCCACCGAGCAGACCGGACACCGCCGCCGCCAAGCGGTTCAACGCCGCGTCCTGCGTCGTGGGGGCAGGGCTAGCCCAATCCGTCGGCGAGCCAGCCTGATAGCTCTCGGCATCGGTAGCAGCGTCGATGGTCTGGCGCCGCGCCTGGTCCAACGCGCGGCGGACCGCCGTCTCTAGCTGGACGTGGTCTGGGTTGCCGGTAGAGACGAGGTCAATCTGAGCGGTCATGAACGAACCTGCATCCAGTCCCTACCATACCCGGCGTTCTCCGTGTCGCGCACGGTGCCCGGGTGGTCGAGGTCGGGTGTCCGTATCTGGGCCTGGATGTCGAGCAGGACGCGATCGCGCTCGTTCACAAGGTCCGTCGTCGAAGACTCCTCTTTGGTCAAGCATTTGATGGCCGCGTCGAGGACCACCCACTCCTCCCAGCCATCACCCGACCAGTAGTTGTCGCCATCGGCCACTAGGTCCACGAACGACGGGACGTAGTCTACCGTGATGACGTAGGCACCGTCAGGCGTGGGCGAGAAGAACAGTCCAACACCTCCAGCGGAAGCGTTGTTAGACTGGATGCTGAGCCGGTAGGACACCGGGAGCGCTTGCACGCCCCACGTTGACGCGTTCTCGTAGAGGGTCCGCTTCTCTGGCGTCCATCGGTCTAGCGAGCGCTGCCAGCCGTTGATGTTCGCAGCGACGTGGAGGAGCTTGTAGAATCCCGTTTCGACGCCGTCGATCTTGGACACGGCGTAGAGCGCCGTGCCCGCCACCGTGGTCAACGTGGCGCGACACATGAAGTACGCCTCGTCATAGTCCACCATCATGGCGTGCAATCGCGCGCACGACTGGTTGACAAAGCGGGTGATCTCCGCGTCGGTGACGTGGCTATCGCCCTCCATGTCCGCACGCTGCCGGACTTCGGTGCGAAGCTGTAGCAGGGTGCGGACACGGGCCATGCGGCTACCTCACTCGGTGGGACTCATCAGCGCTTCGAACATGGAGCGGAAGGCGCGAGAAACCGCTCCAGGGTCGCCCGCCTGAACCGCTGCGATGAGGTCGGCAGAGCCAGCCTCTAGCGTCATCTGCTCGGGGTCGACCACTTCTCCGAGGTCGTCTGCGTCTGGCTCGGCGGCTGCCATCTCTGGCTTGCCGCCGAGCATCGAACGCACCCGAGACTCTACAGCCTCGGGACCGGACATCAGACGCCGCCCGTACCGGTGATGGGCAGCTCCGCCCACGTGATCGACGCCGACGCGACGACGGCGGTACCGACCGCTCCAGGGGCGAGCGTCAGCACCGAGCCGGGCGGCACGACGATCGACCCGTCCACGTACTCGCGGACGATCTGGTTGGGCGTGGTGGCCGCGATGGCTGCCGCGAAGCCGACCGTTGGGAACATGCGCATGGTCGTGTGGACCAGGCCACCCGTAATGGCCGCCTGCGTGTACGCCTTGGCCGTCGAGGTGCCTGCGCGAGCCGCCTGAGGGGTCGCTGCCGAGGTCGTGGTCGCCGTGAGGGCCGCCGTGTTGCCGGCGCTCACGCACCAGTACCATGCCTGCGCGCCGTCGGTGCCAGAGATGCGTGCGATGTCGGCGAACAGCACTTCGAAGTCGTAGGTGTTGCCCACGGGGTTGTAGAGCGACAGGAACGTCGCCGCCGCCGCCGCGGGCGGGGCCACGTTGGCCGCCACGATCGTGGTGCCCGCCGTTGCCGTGCTGGTCGAAAAGACCATGTTCTTGGCCGCCATGGCCGCGAACCGTGCGCGGAAGTCCGCGTTGAGCTGCACGCCGAATCGGTCCGACTGGACCGAGAAGATCGCGCCAGCGCCGTTCGCGCTCGGGGTGCCCAGGACTACGCCAAGGCCAATGGAGGTGTCGGTGATGCTCATGATCAGGAGCCCTTTCGCGGAGTCGTGGAGTTCTTGAGGTGAATGGCGAACCGGACGGTACATCCGCTGTTCAACTCGACGGGCGTGTTGGCCGCGGAGTCGAACTGGATGTTGATGATGCCGTCGGTGTGGACGGTCTGGCTGATGATGGTCATGGTCGGCGCGATTCGCGTACCCGCATCGAGGACGATGAAGTCCACGAACAGGAGTGGCGAAGTCAGCGTGCCAGCCGAGACGTAGTTGGCTGCGCTCTGCGGATACACATCCGCTAGCGTCAGTCGATACGCCCCGACCCCGGTACGAGACAGCGTGACGCCGTTGCAGTCCTGCGCAGTGATGGCGCCGGTAGCCCCGACGTTCATGTGCGCATAGACCACGACCACGTTACGGTCTAGCGAGCCGTACTCGCTATGTACTGTGCGGTTCGCCATGGCTCAGCCGATCGTGAACACGCCGTTGAAGCCAGGCGCGTTGCAGGCGAGCTGCGCACGGTACACGCCCTGGAACTCGACCGAGTCCGCCGTCACGACGCGCAGCATGTCGAGGCCGTCGTTGTTCAGCATCTTGGGGATGCCGCCGAGCGAGTAGAGCATCCACGTGTCCAACTGGAGCACGTACATGCGTCCACGCGGGCAGTCGCGGTCTGCGTAGATGCGGCACTCCACGTCACCGAGGATGATCTCGATGGCACGGAAGCCGACCGTCGACGCGTCGAACGAGGGCGTCAGGACGTAGCGTGCACGCGTCCCAAGGCTGTTCTGGAGGTTCTTGAAGTCCTGCGTGTGCATGACGATCGTGTCGGGCATCCCGCCCTGACGCGACACCAGCTCGACCGCAGTGAGCAGCGCTTCCTCGATGGGAGTACCCGCGAGGCTCGCCGACGCACGGACGCCAGACAGACGCTGGAGGTCCGCCGTGCGGTCGACGCCGAAGAAGAGCGTGGCGCCAGGAGCCGTAGTGGGGATCCACGCGTCCAGGCCGCTCATCTTGAGGCCGAAGTCGCCCGAGACGAACAGGTAGTCGCTCGTCGCCAGGCCGGTGATCTGCGTCGACCAGTTGGCGCCGCTCGTCGTGATGGTGCCGGCGTTGCGGTCGATCGCGGTGATCTGCGCCGAGCCGGTCTTGAGCGAACCGCTGGTGCCGTCGGTCGTGGCCGCCTGGATGAACTGGCCGACCTCGAACCACACGATATCCGCCGTCTCGGCGAGCGTGAGGACGAGCGAGGCGACCGTCGAGCCCGTCGAAATCTGCCCGATGGCGCCACCACCGTTGTGGTAGAGCGCATGGACCGCAGAGCGCTTGAGCTGGCGCATGGCGCCATCGATCTCGCTCTTGGCGCCCTGGATGAACGCGCCGGGGTTCGACTTCGACCGGTCGATCACGTCACCCGTGATGCGCGCCGCCGCGTAGTCGTTGACCGTCGTGATCTGGAACGCTTTGTACTTCGACGCGCTCTGACCCGAGCTTGCGCCGAGCACGGTGCCAGCCGTCGCCGACCGGCCCTGGGGCAGGCCGTAGCGGAGCGGGACCTTGATCAACTCGCCGAGTCCGGCGGCCTTGGGGTCCTTGGGGAGGATGCCGAGAAGGGGCGAGCCCTTGTAGACTACGTCCTTGGGGTATTCGCCGTTCGGGAAAACCGTCTTGAGGACCGGCGTAAATGCCGTGATGTCCAAATCAGCCATGAGACACTCCGCGGGGCGGAGAGTCGGAAGCGCTACTTACGTCGCGCCACGAACTCCGCGGTAGCTCGTTCAAGCTCGCGGGCCTCGTGTTCCTGCCTCCGTCGGATGACGCTCACGGGATCATCTCCCTGAACCGTCCCCGCAGGGGCTGCCGGAGCAGCGGGCATCGCGGACTCTTGCGAGAGTCGGCCTGTAAGTGTCGTCGGACCACCCGACCCACTCACGTTGCCCGCTGTGTCTCCAGGGCTGCTAACTGACGGTGTCTTCGGTTCCACCTGGCCGGTGGGGGCGAGCGCTTTCTGTCTACGCTCCAGCCTGGTCTTTAGCCAGGACTCCATCTCTGCGGACGCCGCGTCGAACGTGAGCGCCGTAGGACGCTTATCCATATCACGGAGCGTATTGCGAATCAAGTCGGGATCGTCTTCCCACTCGATTGCCAGTAGCGGGAACTTCTCTCCAGCCGTCTTGATGTGCTCTGCCCACGTCGCTTCGATGCCCGTCCAGCGCTCCGCTACAGCCTTCTCGTGGTCGGCCTTCTGGCGTGCTTCCAGCTTGGCTAGGATGGCCTCCTCGGTGACCGGAGGCGGTGCGGCGGGTGCTGCGGGCCGCTTGGCAGACAACTTGTGCTGAGTGAGGCGCTTGTAGATGTCCGGGAACTCGCTCTCGATCTTGGAATAGTCCCCATCGTTGTACGCCTTCCGGAGAGCCTCCATCCCAGCAGAAGTGCCCTTCTCGCGCTCGGCTAGCTGCGCTTCCTTGGCCGCCACTTCCTTGGCGCGCGCTTCCACGCCTTGGCGCTCTCGCGTGAGGCGCTTCTCGGCGGCGGTGATGGCCGACCAGTCCTTGACGCCCGGGGCCGGCTTGGGCGCCTCGGGCTTCTTGACTTCTGCTGTCTCCGGCGTCTTAGCCGGCTCGGTGGGCGCCTGCACGGGTGCGGCGCCGTTGGTCGCGGGGGCAACGGTCTCGGTCGTGGCTTCGCTCATTCTTCCTCGGGTCTTGGGTCAGGCCGCCATCGGCATGGGTGCAGGTGGCGCGACAGGTGGGCCAGCAGGGGCAGGCATCGGCATCCCAGGCGGCGGGCCTACGGGGGCTTGCGGGCCTGGCTGAGGCGCTGCTGGGGGCGGCGCGAGCATGGCCGCTGCCTCGTTCATGAAGCGGCGGAGTAGCTCCAGAGTCTTCTCGGGGGCGCCCTTCTCGCGTTCGTCGAGGTACACAGCCTGGGTGTACTGCACGCACACTTGGAGGTTGTCGTACGCCTCGGGGGCCTGGTAGTCGCCGTCATCCAGCATGGCGCATACGCGGGCACGGACGGCTCGCAGCGGAGCGGTAGCGATGTCGCCGGCCTCTTCCAGATCGGGGATATCCGCCAGCTCCATCGCACGCTCGGGCGTGATCCAACCAGCCTTCTGCCACTCGCTGACAGTCTGGGACCGGCCGGCGGGTGTCTGGGGTAGGAGCGACTCGGGGAAGCACTGGAGGACGTACTCATCGCGCTTTAGGTTCACGTCGAGCCACTTGATGCGGATCTTCTGGTTCTTGTCCGGTACGTCGACCTCGAAGCCGGGGATCTCCTGCGCCTCGTCGATGCCACGGGCCACCACGTCCATGAACCATTGCTCATAGGCGCGACCTGGGATAATGAATCGCTCCGACTCGATGTCCGAGAACTCGCGGAGGGCCTTGCCGCTGTCCAGGCCAACGGGCTTGCGGGACTGCGCCGCGAGCTGGCTGATACCCACCTCGTCGAAGGCCCTCTGATAGAGCCGGTCGAGGTGCGCGAAGATCTCCGGGTGCACGCTCTGCTGCGGCACCACCGTGGGCGCCTGCGCCCCGGCGTTGACTGTCAGGATGGCACCAATGTCGTTGTTCAGGTGGGCCTTCGGTACGCCTGAGCCCGCCTGTAGGATGATCTTGGTTACGCCGAGCAGGTGCATGGAGCGCTGCACACGCTCTAGAAGCTTGTTGATCTCCACCTGAATCCCGGTGAGGCGTTCGGCGATGCCACGCCCCCACCAGCCGGCGATGGACTTCTCCCAGCGGAACACGGCGAACGGGAAGTTGGGCCGCTTCCACTCCTCCTGAAACAGCAGGGCACCGTCCACGGCGATGACGTGGCGGCCGTCCTTGGCGTTCGGGCCGCTCTTGAGGTGCCATGACTCGTAGACCATCACCTGATCGGTAGGTCCCTGGTCGCCCCTGACCTCTTTGGTGGCCGCGCGCTGGATGGCCTCGGCGTGCTCCGGGTACGCCTCCTTGAGGACGCTCCGGTCAACGTAGGCCCGCTGCGTCATGGTCCGCGGCTTGGCCTGGAACCCGTCTTGATCCTCGATCAGGATGTCCCAGGGCAGCACGCGCTCGTTGCCGATGGTCTTCTCGTGCTTGTCCCCGATGATCTTGCTGATGCCCGTCCCGAACGTGGCGCCGTCGCGGAAGATGGTCGGCCCCAGCTCGTAGGAGCCGGACTGGTGAAGCATGCCCTTGCCGAACTTGTTGAGCTTGGGCGCCTTGCGACGCATCTCGAAGTCGGCGCCGTTGGTGAGGAACTGAGGGGCCGGCCGGTTAGCGGCGATCTTCGCCGTCGCCGTGTCGATGCACGAGGCGATCACGTTCATCTGGAGCCGAGACTCTACAGCGGCCCAGGCGGTGAACTCCCACGGCTTGAGCCCCAAGATCTCCGCGTTGCCGTACATGCGGGCGTGACGCTGGAAGAGGCGTTCCCGGTACTTCTGTGATGGCGTCTCCTCGATGTGCTTGGCGTAGGCCACCACGGCCTTGGCAAGCTCATTCGCCCCGTCCGGTTCCGTGGGAAGGTTCCACCAACGGAGGTCTGCGCGGTCGTCGGATGCTGAGAGAAAGCCGCCGGTCATACCGTAACGCTCGCTTTCATTACCCAGCGCTCCCGTAGAACTCGCGCTCTTCTCGCTTCGCTCGCTCCTCTGGCGTCTCATCAGCGGCCACGGGTAGCTCTGGCAGCGTAGACAGCGCCGACACACCGAACGTGGCAGAGACCCCGCCCACAGAGACGGCTACAGCGCCCCAGCCCTTGAGGGTCTGGATGGCGCGCAGTGCATGGCCGTAGGGGTCGCTACCATCGCTCATAGCCGGGGACATCCTCGACACGGCGATCGGCTGCCTCAGCCTCTGCCGCACGTTGCGCCCACCAGTCTGGCGATTGATACTCCGGCTCTACAGCCACGCGTTCGGATCTGTGCGCCTGCGAGTGACGCCAGCCGTACAGTACCGCATCAGCGCAGTGGTTCGCAAGGCCTTTGGCCTCGTCTAGCCCCGACTTGTCGTAGACCAGTGACGCCCACTCGGTAGCCACCGCATCGCACATGCCCTTGATGAGCCGGCACTCCCCTCGCTCCAAGGCACCGTTGAGTAGGCGTCGGTTAGCCCGCTTCTCGCTCTTCTCGGCTGCGATGATGGGCAGGCCATACCGGACGCGCAGCTCGTTGCCATAGGCGTGACCTAGGGCGCCCTCGTCGATAATGCACACCAGTTCCGGGCCATGCTCGGCGATCTCAGCTTGGAACCGCTCGGCCAGCGTCGCCGGGATGATGCCCGCCTCCTTGGTCGCCTCCTCCACGAACGTGTGCGGGTGGTTCTCGTGCCATGCGAGCTGGGCGAAGCCGGTGGTGGGCTTGACCTCGGAGGCTCCAAGGTCGGCGATGAACGCCCGGTGCCAGCCCTGTGGGCTCAGTGGCCGACCGTTGGGGTCGTGGGTGGGCAGAGCCTCCACGTCGTGCTTGGCGTCGTGGCGGTAGACTCGTTGGCCATCGTCCAAGATCCACAGGCCGTGTTCGAGTTGGTCTCTCGTCGTCTGATCGAGCTGGGCAAGCGACTTGAGGTAATCCTCCATGTCGTTGTAGGGGTTGTCCTTGCCGAACGCCTGGACGAAGGGCCGCTCGCGGTTCCGCGGCTCTATGAACCTGGCCTTGACCCAAGCATGCCCGATGTCGCCCGGGTTGGTAGCCGCCCGCATCCGGATAGGCACGTCCGAGCCAGACCGACGGCGCAGACGCGAAAACATGTAGGTGTACATACTCTCGGTGAAGGTCGTTACCTCGTCGATGCCGATGAACTGGAACTCGGCGGACTTGTAGCGGAGCCGGTCGTCCTCGTGGTCGCAGTACCCGAAGGTGAGTCTGGCGCCGCTGGGGAAGGTGAAGCGATGGTCCGACCCGTTCCAGTGGATGCCTGGCACTTCGTCCAGCCACTGGTGCGCGCGGAACATGATCGAGCCGTCAAGGCTTAGGTCGGCGAACGTCCGACGCATCAGCATCGCGGAGTAGTCCGGCCGGTCCACGTACTGCAACGCCGCCATTAGGAGCGCGTCAGACTTGCCGCCGCCAGCCGCACCGCCGTACAGAGCCTCCCGCTCTTGGAGGGCTAGGAACGCCCTCTGGCGCCTCGTGGGCTCGTGGGGACAGAACGGGATGGAGACCAACAGGTCAGCCCGTAGGCGCTCTAGGTCGGCTTCAACGTCCACTGAACCGGTGTCCAGTCGTTGCGTCAGGCTCGACCGTCGCTACACCAGAAGCATGCGCTACCTGATGCTCGCTCTGCTCGTCGGTTGCTCGCCCGCCTCGGTCCATCCTGACTACCTCGCTCCATGCGCTGGGGATGCTGCTGGTCCTGACGACGGCGTCTCTACGTGCTCGCCGGGGCTCACATGCAGAGTGACCGCGGGCGGCTCGTGGTGCACAGTCAACTGTTCGGCGGACTCTGATTGCGGGGACCACGCTTCTTGCCGGGCGTGGGGCTGCTGGTACGAGTGTCAGCAAGCGTCGGATTGCCCTCTGAGCTTGCCGTGTCACCCGGGGCACTGCGGGAACTGGTAGGCCACTCGATGCTGCGGACCTGAGCCCAGGGCACGAAGGTCGACTCCTCCACAGCCGTCACGATGACACCGTGCGGCCCTTCCACGATGGTGGCCTGAGCGTCTGAGATGCTCACCAGCTCGTCGTATGCGGCGCTGCCAGGCCGGCGGACGCGGATGCTGTGGAGGAGCCGCAGGATCATCACTCCACCATCGCAGACAGAGGGTTGTACGTTAGCGAGAACTTGCGGCCCAGGTGCTCCCCGGCAGGCGTCATGTGGGACGCCTCGCATGTCCCACCACCGAGCGAGAGCGTCTGCACGAGCATCGTAGCGAGCCCTAGCCTACGCCTCTCGGGTCTGACGTGCACGTAGTGGACTACGGAGCCACGGCCGCATGCGAACCCGAGCAGGTGGTCGGTGTCATCAGGAACGCAGGCTACGACCGTCGAGCCGTGCTCCATCGCGTGCTTGATGACCGCCGTCTGCTGTCGGCGGTAGCGTGGCCATGGGAGCTGATGACGCCACGTGCCCTTGGGAGCTGCATTCTTGTAGCTCTCCAGCCATGAGCCGATGACGAAGGCCGTGTCACGGTCCTCTGCTGGACGTAGGAGGCAGGGGAACGGGATGGTCACCGCTTGGCCTTGCGCTCTCGCTTCCGCCTCGCGCGCTCCAGCCGCTCTGCTGACCCTGGCTCCGCCTTCTCCGCGGCCTCCAGCGTGGCCACCGCATCCAGCGCCGCTTGAGGGTCAGCGGCTGGAGCGCGTTCGATGAGGTCGGCAATCCAGGCCCGCATCAGTGTCTCCGGCCCGCTGCCTTGAGCTTGCGTAGCTGCGTCTTCACGTCGAGCTTAGTCTCCGTGTCGATCAGGCCCGTCTCGGCCGGCTTGGGCGGTAGCGCTGCCTCGTGCTCCTCGTCGCCCTCGATGGTGGCAAGGATGGCGCTCGACGGTAGCAGCGCATAGGCCCCCGAGGCGTCCGTATGGACGTGCCAGCCCTGCGATGCGTCGATCATGATGATGTCACCGGGGACCACTGGCATGGGCTCCCGGACCATTTCACCGCCTAGTTGGACGATGCGGCCAGGCCCCACGTCGATCACCTTCGCCCGCGGGTTGCTCTCCTGATAGTCGTCGGGGAGGTCGATGGCCCCGATCTTCTTCCGCTGGATGAGCTGGCACAGGATCAGGTCGCGGTGTGGCTTGTAGCTAACGGGCATCTACTCTCCCTTTCGTTGTCGGATCTCGTCTAGGTCCGCGGCCGTCTCCGCCGCGATCGTCTGTAGCCTGGCAAGCTCGGCGGCTATCTCTGCCGGGCTCCGCTGTACACGAGGAATCAGGGGAGCGCCATCCTTGCCGGTAAGCTCCTGCTTGACCTCAGCCTCAGCCTTGGGCGGCTTGAACAGGTCCCGGCGCTTTCGTTCGAGGAGCCAGGCTTCACGCTTCCAGTCGAAGGTGTTTACTTCCATCCGAGCGAGCAGGTTCTCTTCCGACTCGGCCTGAGCCTCATGCACGTCAGCAGCGACCTCAGGGTCACGAGCCATCGCATGGTAGAGACCTCGCTCAGTCACCCGCTCACGCTCACAGGCATGACGAAGGAATGAGCCCTTCCTGATGCGGTCGCAGATGGCCTTGACCTTCTCAGGAGTGAACTTGTAGGGACCCCTTGCGGAATCCTCTTCCTCGCGTGACCCTGACATTTCGTCGTTGTTTGACATTTTGTCAGAGGCCATAGAGCGAGCGTTCCACGAACTCGCGGTGGGCGTCCGTGGCGTTCTGTAGCGCAGTCTCGGCCTGCTGCTCGGCTGGCGTGAGCTTAGCCCATCGCCCTGCTGCTAACTCTCTGGCTCGGGTCATCTCAGCGGCACGAGCGGCCTGGTACGCCCCGGTAGGCCCATCACAGGCAGGGCACTCGTGCTCGCAGCACCCGCAGATGTCCGAGACCATGCCCGAGCCTCCGCACTCGTCGCAGGTAGTCTCCGTTTCCTTGGGACGGGAGGTCATACGATACCCAGGAAGGCACGCTCCAGCACCTTCGCGGTTAGGGCGGCCTTCTCAGCCCGGAGAGAGCGTAGCTCGGCGAGGAGTCGGTGCATGCCGACTCGGACAGGGGCGCGCGCCTCAGCCTCCCATCCAGCCAGTTCTTCGTCTGTGAGGGGGCCTTGGGTCATCGCGGGACCCGGTTGTTTAGCTCCAGGTGAGCCGCTTCGGTGTCGTTGATCTCGTCCTGCGTGGGAACGGCCGCCAGCCCATACGAGGCCATCAGGGCTACCGCCTGCATGCGAGCGATGAGCGCCACGAGGTCCCCGGTCTGCATGTCCTTGATGACGGTGCGTTCCATGTCTGAGTCTCCACTCTAGCGCGGTTGTATGGTTAGGGCGAGTCGGTAGGCGGCTTGCGCTGCCCGTTCTAGAAGAGGGCGCCTTGAGCCTTCTCGTACTCCAAGCCCTGCGGGGTCTGTGACTTGCGGACGGCGAGAGGCGTAGATCCAAGCATGTGGACGCCTCGGAGCGGCGGGTAGCCCCAGACAAACCACGCATAGGTGCTCGCGTCGGTCCCGATCCCGTCGAAGCTGGGGCGGTCGGGCAGAATGAACAGGGCCGGGTTAGCGCCCACGGTACGGAAGAAGTCCACGCGCTCGTCGGACCCTAGGAAGCCAACCCGGAGGAGCATGGCCACCACGTCAGCATGGGCGAGGCACTTCCGGATGATCTCCTCGGCCAGGTTGTATGGCGGGTTCCCGATAGCCAGCTGGTAGCGCCGCGTCGGCTGCCACGTGCGGAAGTCGGCGCCCTCGTAGAGGTGGGCGAAGGCGGCAGGCTCGCGCACGGCGTTCTTGCGGACCTCGACCCCGGTCCACTTCGGCGGAGCTAGTCGCTTGCCCATCCAGTCGACGCAGGCGGCCACCACGGCACCGTCCCCACAGGTGGGCTCTAGCGCCTCGTTGATGTCCAGAAGCCCTGGAGCGGCCTCCAGGAGGCGCGTAACGCACCAGGCAGGCGTGGGGTAGAAGTCGAAGTCCCCGCCGTCGTGACGGCCTCGGCCCTTCGCACTCATTGCCCGTCCTCGGATGTGATGGTCATGGAAACCTACGGCGCGTCGGGTGAGCAGTATCGAACTTCTCCGGCCATCGCTTGTCGCGCAGGTCCACAGACATGAGCGGGTCGCAGAAGAAGACCACGAGCCTTTCACTGCCCGGTCCGAGGCGCTCAAAGAGGCTCGCGGCCCGCGCTGAACACGTCGGGTCGGCGAGCAGGTCATCCAACGTGATGGTCATGGCTTCCGCTTCTGTCTCAGGTGCCATGGTAGCTCTTGTTCGTCTGGGCATTCTCCGTAGTCACCGGAGGATCGGGGCTTGGTGAGAGGGGGCGGCTGGAGGTCTGCCCGTCCGACGTACGCCTCACGGGTCAGGGCCTTGCTCACGGCGTTGTGACGCTTGTGCCGGATGGCGGCGTCGATGTGACGGCGGCCTGTCACCGGCGGACGACCTGGCTCGATCGGCCCGCTGGGCTCACGCCATGCCCCGTGGCCCACCTTCACGCGCGCGATTCGCTCGGGCATGGGGCCACCTGGCTGCACGTAGTCCAGATTGAACCGATACGGCACCGGCACGCCCTCGTAGTTGCGCTTCCTAGCCACGCGTAGCCCTCTCCTCCGCATCACACATGCGCTCAAGCAGAACCTCCCCAGAGCGGGTCAGCGGGCCACGGTCCAGGTACTCCCGGAGTACGACCCCAAGAGCAAGGGTAGCCTTTCGTAGCTCCTGTGAGCCTCTGAGAGCCGCCTCTATCCGGTCGAGGGACTCACGGGCGCTGAGAACGTCAGGGCCGGCCTGTGGCGAATGGAGAGCTAGCCGGACCCTTGCAAGGTCGTCGGCTAGTGGCTTGGGGAGGGCGGTCACCGGTTAACCAGCCCGCGCAAGATGGCGTCGAAGAGTTCCGGCGTGCGGCCATTGAGGTTGCTCATCTTCGACGCCGTGTACTTCTTCGCATACTCCGCCACGCCAGAGGCCACGCCGTCCTCGCACGCGAACACGAGCTTGGCCTTGCGCTTCTCCAACTCGGCAAGGACGGCCGGCATCACTTCCGCTTCGATGTACGAGGCCACCGCCTTGACAACGGCCTGCTTGATCTCCGCGTCTAGCTTGCGGGTCAACTCTGACGCCATTTTGCGCGTTACCTGTGCCCGCACCTGTTCGGCTAGCGCGTCTAGTTCCGGCGGCGTCATCGCCCACCGTCCGGAAGGTCATCGCAAAAGCGGCCGCACGACTTCATCACCTCCTCTACCAGCGCCTCCCCTTGGATCCTCTCCTCTCGGGTACGTGCCCCTCTCACTGCTCGCATGGCTGCTACGAGACGATCGAGGAGGTCAACGGCGTGCGGCTCGTGGTGTAGCTCTCTCTCGTAGAGGCGGACGGCTACCACTGCCAGAGCGAGGGCCGGGGCGTGGTCTACGTTTTTGTCGTGGCTAGGCCCGAGGCTCACCTTGCGCTTGTCGTTCTCGGGCCAGGAGTCGTAGGCCCGGATTTGGTCCAGTAGCCTTGCGTGCATGTATTGCAGATGCCGGAGAGCGTCGGCGGGCTTCTGGTGGGAGGTCATCGCGAGGGCACCTTGAGCCGGTACTCGTTGGCGATGTACATGAGACCCTTCCGCATCTTGGCGGTGAACACGGTGCCCTTCTGCTCGCCGTCGTCGTGCAGCGATTGCATGTTGCGTATTAGGTCGCCGCGCGGGAACACGCGGAGCACTTTGGCGAATACCGGCGTGGGTACGCTTAGGATTACACCCTCCATATCCTCGGTGTAGAGGCTATCCGGGATGCACACGCCTGCCGCGCAACGGGCGCCCATGGGCCCACGGTACATGCAATAGCCATCCTTGATGCTCTGCGGCTTCTTGTCCCGCACGAACCACCGCCAGACCTTGTTGAACGCCTCTTGCTTCGTGAGTCGCTTGATCTTCTTACTCATCTTCTTCGCCTTCCTTCGTCTCCAGCCATGCCACCAGACACTTGAGAGCGGCCTCCAACATCGCGATACGAGTAGCCATGCGGGCCGGGTTGAGGCGGTCCGGCTCAGCGTCATAGCACTCGGGAATGTACCCGAGACGGTGCCAGTCCATGTGAGCCGCGTGCGTCAGCGGGACGCAATAGAAGTCGGATACCTTCTCGGACATGCCGCGCGAGATACCCTTGCTGGAGTAGTGGTGCGCGTCTTCCGCCATGGCACCCGTCACGGCGCAGCCCTGCATGATCACATGCTTTCGGTACGCTTGGGAGCGGGTGGGCTTGGGGGCCTTGGGTTGCGGTGCGAAGTCCCTCGGTGGGTTCCTCTTCATGGCTGCGTTAGCCTTCCTCACGGCATGGCTGGACAGGTCCACCACGCCCACGTCTCGCGGGATGACCTCTTCCGGCTCTTCGGTGTCCATCGGAGGAGGGGCCATCACTAGACGCTGAGCCCTTGCCGCTGCTTGCTGGGCTCCTCGGTCTGGTCTGGTCTCTTCACGAGAGGGGCGGACGTGGGAGGGCTTGACGCTGTGGAGGATGGTCCCAGCCCGAACCGAGATTAGACGGCCGACGAAGCCGTCCACCACGCCAGGACGCCAGCCACCGAGGCCAGCGGTAGGCTTGAACTCGCAAGCCTGGCCGATCCGGAGGGCGGTCACAGGTGCACCCCGCATGCACGCAGCACGTAGACAGCCAGCCACACCATGCCGCAGAACGCGGCTACCTTGATGGTCAGGACGAGGATGACCGCCGTGCATCCGATGCCGGCCTTGAGCCCTTCGTCTGCCATGGCCTTAGACCCCCTTCGCCGTCAGCTCGTAGACCGCATCCCGCTTGCGGCCGGGCGAGAGCGTACGCGTCACCTCACCATCGGTCACGAGTCGGAACAGGGCCCCGCTCGCAGCGCCACGGGAGACCTTGGCGACCACCGAGACCTCACCCGCCGTCATGGCTCCCAGGCGACGCAGGGCAGCGCGCACCGCGGGGCGGCTACCCACTCGGCCCTTGTCGGTCGGAGCGGGCGCCAGCGTCTGCACGGGGGCCTTCCCACCCAGCACCGCCAGAGCCTCCTCCGTCTCTGCTACGAGCGCTTGGGCGGCCTTGTGCTCTGCCTCCAAGATGGCCCGTAGGGCGGTCTGCTTGTTGGCGATGTCGCGCTGGAGTTCCTCGATCTTCGGGTTCTTCATGTGTCTCTGTCCTTCCTTCACTACCGGGTACCGACCTCGGAATCAGTCCGGGTCGGCCTCTGGAGATGGCGGGGTTCGAACCCGCAACCACGCTCGCGCGTATCGTCTGGCCCTCGCTCGGGTAGCTACCCCCTCGTCCGACCAGCCGCGGTCACAGCGTCCCGTGACCCGAGCACGTCCACTCGTGCTGCATCCCCTTACTCGTCTTGGTCCGCAAGCACGTCTTGCAGTGACCGTGCACGCTCGGCGCGGATCGTCAGCCTGTGGTGACGCGCATGGTCCACGCGGAGGACGACGGCGCGTAGCGCACGCTCGCTCGCCTCGTCCATGGACACCACGTCGCCGTCCTCGCGTTCGATCTTTGGCGACGGGCACACCTCGTTCACCCACCGCACGACCGCCTTGGCATCCGGCAGCCGCTTCATTCCCCAGATCAGCCGCGTGTTACTCGGCACGTGCGCGATGCTGAAACCGATGGAGTGCTCTGGACCGCGCGTCTTGTAACGGTGGGTGTACACGTCCGTTTCGTTGACCACCCACTCCCCCTTTCTGTACCGCTCCGGGCCCACCGTCGGTTCCATCTCAAGCCGCCTTTCCGTGGTTCTTGCCACCGCATGAACAGTCGCAGGTGTGACCCTTGGCGCCGGTGCAGATGGCCGAGCAGACGACCTCAGCACAGAAGAATCCTTTGAGGAGCTTCGCGTCCATCTGACGGTCCGGGATGCAGCAAGTCACGTGCGGTGTCTTGTTGACCACCGGAACAGCCTCGCCAGCCTCAAGCCGAAGATGAGCCTTGCACGCCTTGCAGTTGAGGATCCACGTCGACTTGAGCGGGCGGACATACTGAGCGGTCCAGGTCGGCTGCGTGTTCATCGTCGTCGGCATGAGTAGAATCTACACCGCTTCAGACTTTCCGCAAGCGATAATCACAACTATTTCACAAGTCGACGAAACCACACGTGTTCTAGTCGGGGTCGATGGCACTCAAGAACGCGTTGGCCGTCCCTCCGCACGGAACCTCCACCCACATCCCAGACTCTAGCGCCGTTTCCAGGCGTGCCCGGTCGCAAACACGTCCGAACCATCTCGTAGGGTACCCCTCGCATGGAGGAGCCTGGGTACCAGTTAGGAGGGATACGGCGTGATCGTGTAGCCGCATCCAGTCCTGGGAGAAGTGAGCGGCCGGGAGCCTCCAGGGCCAGCCGGGCGGGCTGTGATGGATGGGGCCCACGGGCAAGCCCAGCACCCACGCACGCCCGGTGTTCCCTGCTGCGAGGTTGGGCATCACACGCCGGAGGGCTGCGGCGAACGTCTCGCCCTCGTGGCGTCGGTTGGTCACGACTTGGAAGATGCCGCCGAGGTCCCCCAGGGCTCTCCAGTCGGCTTCATGCACCGCGGCCTGCGCCAGCATCAGTGCCGACGTGTGCGACCACCTGGGCCGTCCTGGTGCTTGGGCGAGAGCAGGGGAAGGCTCAGCTCCACAGCGCCCGAGGAGCCCTGCCAGCACGAAGAGGGCAGCGGCTACCACAGCCACACGAGCGGTACGGGTATCTTCGTTGCGGAGGGTCATGCTCGCAGTTCTTCCAGGGTCATCATCAGCGCCACGGCTGCCGCGTCGTACTCCGCTTCGCGCGATGGCTTGGTCCTGGCCTCGGAACGCCACGAGGTCATCGCCTGGACGCCGTCAGCCACCGCTGCCTTGCTGGCATCGCGGGACCCTCCTAGCCGCAGTTTCACCTCGTGGGCCTGTACGAGTCGCGGGTACAGCCCCGCCGCCACGAGGATGCCCAGGGTAACCCCGAACGACTGCCCAAGGGCCTTGGCGCTTGCCGCGTGCTGCGCGCCTGCTGGGGCCTCGCAGACGATTCGCGGCGACTGGTCGATGGAGCCAGCGAAAGACCTCGCCTTGAGGACGGCCTCCTCCAGCCCCTCGGCGAGCATGATCACGCGTAGCGCGTCTTGGTCTGCCGCGTACATGTGCGACTTCCTCGCGTCCTTCTCGGTGCGGATGCAGCCGGCCGACAGCACCACGTCGCGGGAGCGGTCTACGATGGCCCACCCGTAGGCCGTGAGCGACGGGTCTAGTCCCAGGACGATCATGTTTCCCTCTTCTGACTTGACCTACGCGGGGGCCCCACAGGTGCGCCACCCTTCCCGTATAGCGCCGGCTCTTCTCTGGGCACCTTGCCGAACGATTGATTGAACCTCGACCGACTCTTAGCCTTGACCGGGGCAGGGGGCACATACTCACCGGCTATCGTAGCCAGGGCTCTTGCTCTTGCTGCTGTGATAGCGGCAGCGGAAGGCGAGCGCTTGGGATTGGTCATGTCTCCACCGTCATCGCATCGCTGGGTGCTCGGGGGTCAGCGGGCTTCACCGGCCATGCTCCATCTGTCGGCAGTGCAACGCATCGACCGTCTCGGCGAGCCGCTGCTCAGACCACAGCTCACGCGCCTTCCACGAGAGTGCGGCGTGAAGCACTCGCGCTTCTTGGTACGTCACCGGGGACTGTGCCCACGCCAGCGCGCACGCGCGGACGATGGCCGCTGCACACCGCGGCGCGTGGGCCTGCCAACCCTTGTACGGTCGCGCGTTCTGGCGCACGAGAGCCGCGAGGGCCTCTCGCTTCGCACGCTCGACGGTTGGCTCGCTCGCGTTCTCGCCGCCCGTGCTCTGTCGGTCCCACGTGTGCCACGTGCCGTTCGACCACACGGATGCGACGCACGCGGTGCCCCACATCAGACGATGCTCGGTGACGCCCGGCGAGGTCTGCTGGATGGTGTCGTGCCGCCACTCGACCGCCTTCGTCACTTCCCACCGCCCTTCGTCTCCGCGTCCAGTAGGGCGGAGAGGCAGTCCATGAAGTGGGCCCTGTCGCCAATGCTGGCGTGCGCTTCGCTGTTGTCGTACGCGTCGCGCGCCATCTCTTCGATCTGCGCCCTCGTCCACACCTCTCCCGGCTGGCCGGGCTGGGTGCGGGAAAGGGCGGCGTCGCGCTGGGCGGCCATCTCATTGAACAGGTACTCGAAACCTTCGAGCCTGTGCAGCTCGAACCGCAGCGCCTTCATGGCCTTGCGCGAACAGCGCTGCGCGATCGGCTTCAACGCCCGCTCGATGCGAGCACCCAGCTTCGTCGGCTCCGGCTTCACACCGAACGCCGCGAGGCGCTCCCGCTCGTCCTCTCGGATGGCCGCGTCGAAGTCGTCGAGCGCGGTATCGAGCACGTCCTGCGACGTGGCTTCGGACGCCGCCAAGGCGACCACGGTATCGCGCGCGTCGTTCGTCTTCTCGTCGCTCATGAGTCGAACCTCCGGCACTGGCCGCACGTCACCGCAGCGGGATCGTCTGTCAGTCGCGGATCTTCCGGCGCCCACACGGGGCCCGTCGTCTTGAGCCCGTAGCCTCGGCAACGCGGCTGCGAGCGCATCGCCACGTCCTCGTGCGCAGGACCGGTGAACACCGACGAGAGGCGACGATGCACCTTCGGTTCGCGAGGCTGGCTCACGACGGACATCGCCTCTCGGTACGTGAGCGGTTCGGCCTTCTTCGCCTTGGCCTCTGCGAGCATCGCGCGCATGGCCTCGCCGTACGTGGTGCCGTCACGGCGTGCGCGTGCTCGGATCTTGTCGGTCACGATCGACCTTCCTGGATCACCGGCAGCCCCGCGCTCACGACCGCACCGGCTTTCGCTCGAACGGGTCGGGCATCTCGAT